GAGCCGATGATGGACTGGTATCGCGAGGCGGCGCATGCGGCGGGGTTGTCGGCGCGACAGGCATCCGCGTTGTTCGACGCGTGGAACGGGATGGCGGTGGAGCGGGTGGCGGCGATGAATCAAGACAAGCAGGCGGCGCAGGACCAGGACATCGAGGCCTTGCGCGAGAAATGGGGCGGCGCTTTCGACCGCAAGGTCGCGGCGGCGCGACAGGCGGCGCGGCGGTTCGGCGGCGAGCAATCGGCGGCGCTGGAGGAAGCGCTCGGGCGCGCCGGCGTGACGGAGTTCCTGGCCGGGATCGGCGAGGCGGTCTCGGAGGATGCCCTGCCCGCGGGCGAGGGCCGCAATAGTTTCGGCCTGTCCCCGGCCGAGGCGCGCGCCAACTACGAACAGCGCAAGCGCGACCCCGGCTTCGTCGCCGCCCTGCAGGACGCGGCGCATCCGGGCCACGCGGCGGCCAGCGCCGAGCGTGCCCGCTACCTCGCCGCCATCTGGCCCGCGCAATAGGCCGGCGTCTGTCCCATCCATCCGCATCGGCCGGGGTGCTGCGGTCATGAGCCGGCACGTCACCCGGATGACGCTCTGGGATGTCGACCATCTGACCGAGGCCGATCGCCAGCGCATCCTCGACAGCTATCCGCCGCACGAGCGGGACGCGCGCGCCAAGGGGCTGCCGCAGCTCGGCTCGGGCCGGATCTTTCCCGTGGATGAGGCGTGGATTTCGGTCGACCCATTCGAGACTCCGCCCCACTGGCCGTTGCTGGGCGGGATCGATTTCGGATGGGACCATCCGACCGCCGCGGTGCGCATCGCCTGGGATCGGGATGCCGACGCCGTCTACATCACCCATTGCTATCGGGTGCGGCACGCGACGCCGGTCGTCCATGCCGCCGCTCTCAAGGCGTGGGGCGTCATCCCCTGGGCCTGGCCGCGCGACGGGCTGAACGACACGGCGGCGGGCGAGAACCTGGCGCAGCAATACGGCGACCAAGGTCTGTCGATGCTCTCCGATCCGGCGGCTTTCGAGGATGGCGGCAACAGCGTCGAGGCGGGGCTGATGCAGATGCTCGACCGGATGCAGACCGGCCGCCTCAAGGTCTTCGCCCATCTCGCCGACTGGTTCGACGAGTTTCGGCTCTACCACCGCAAGGAGGGGCGCGTGGTCAAGGAGTACGACGACCTGATGGCCGCCACCCGCTACGCCCTGATGATGCTGCGCCACGCCCGCGTCCCGGCGGCACACCGCCGGCCACGGCAGGCGCGCGCGGCGTGGCGGGTGTTGGACGGGTGATTGCAATGCATCGTGATGAAAGGAGTTAGGTTCGGATGACCTCATTGTTTGAAAGCCCGTCGTCACCCCCGTTGGCTACCCGAACAGGCGGGACTCCCGCGTCACAACGGCCGAACCGGGTGCCATCCGATAGTCTTCTGACACAGAGCGCTGCGGTAGTTGATCAAGTGCGTTCATCGCCTAGCGCAACGTCGGCAAATTCCGTGTCCGCCAAGTCGAGCGGACCAAGACCGTTACTTGCGCAGGCGAGATCGCAGAGTGGTTCCGGCGGGGCGTCGGCGGGATTATCGTCGAACCGACCCAGACAACTGCTCCAGAGATATGAACGCAATCTTGGGCCTCGCGAGGGCGGCACAGCGAACCGTCCATTGTCGAGTGATCCAGCTGGATTGACCCATAAAGGTATCTCGCAGCGATTCCTTGATAGGCTCCGAAAGAATAATCCAAAACTCGGACTGCCAGCCGATCCACGGCAACTTTCGCCGAAGCAGCGTTCGGAGATTCTGAAGCGCGAGTTTTTCGACCGGGCGAACGTTCCAAAGGTCGCTGCGGTCCCTGGGGTCATGCGGCAGGCGTCGAAACTGCCCGAGCAGTTATTCGATTCCGCTGTGCAACACGGCCCGGAAAGAGCTGGAAAGCTGCTGCAGGAATCGTTGGATAAGGTGCTAGGAACCGATCTGCGCATCACGAAGAATGGCAAGAAGGAACATGACGGTATTGTCGGTCCGAAAACGCGCTCGGCCATTGCTGAAGCGGTACGGCGGAACAAACTGCGTGATGTAAACAACGAGATGGCCGTTCGACGCGAGCGCTTCATGCGCGGACGGTCGAACTTCAAACCCAATCCCGGCTGGATTCCTCGCGCTCGATCGTTCCTAATGCCGTAGGTCTCATTCAGCCTTTGTTACATCATTGTTCTCTATCGTGAGGTCTGGATGTATTCAGAGGCGTTCGACGACTGCCGCCGTGATCTGCCATGAGATATCCCTCCGGTATTCTCAAAATATCCATGATTTGTTTGTGATATTCACCAGACATATGCGAACTCGAATTTGGATTATGGACATGAGGTGACCCATGGACTTGCGGATGCTCTTACTTGCGGTCGCCGCTTTGATTGTTTCTCTACTTTTTGCCGCCGTTCATGCGGAAGAGCCGCGGACAATTTATGCTCAGTCCTTTGACTCGCTCGCCCACGATAGGGGAGCTATCACGTCGCTTGGCGTATCAATCCGGTCAATTAGATATTTTGGAAAACAGAACCCGAACGAGGATTTGCCTGATGATCCGAGGCAGCTCACATCGCAACAACGGTCGGATATTAGAAAAGGTGAGTTTTTCGATCGTCAGAGGATTCCCGAAATTGCGGCGATCCCCGGACTGATGGATCGGGTTCCGCAATTGGCGGAACAGCTTTTCGACGCATCCGTGTTCCACGGCCCAAAGATCGCAGGCGCATTGTTGCAGCGGTCCTTAGATACGGTTTTGGGAACGGACTTACGGACCATGAGGATGGGGCGTAAATTTTATGATGGAATCGTAGGGCCCAAGACCCTCGCGGTGATCCGAGACGCCGCGAGACAGAACAAGCTTCGGGACGTCAACAACGAAATGGTGGCTCGGCGCGAGGTATCGGAATTCAGGAACAATCCGGGATGGTACAAACGCACGCGGAAGTTTCTGATTCCCTAACGCGATTGGCCAAAAGGCGTGGCTTTCGTTTCAACGCTTCGGGTTTTTGGCGCTGGGTACTACCTGTTCTTCTTGCAATGTTTGAATGGCAACTTGCCGGATCATCGTCCGGATCATGTCCTCCAATAATTTGGAATGCGTTGGCAGATGCTGGGCGAACCACATGCTTCCGCAGGACATGCCGCAGTGCTCGTTGTCGTTATAGATCATCCAGTATAGGCGATGCACGGACGTGCGGAGATTGTCTAACTCCTGCTTAGCCTCGGCGCGGGAAATGAAGCTCTCGCCGAACTTGAGCGTATCGAGGAGTTCGATCACTTTCTTTTCGAGGCATACGCTCGTCCAGACATGCCCTTCGCGCATGCGCGAATTGACGCCGCTCTCGCGGTCTTCTTTCGATACCGCCCAGCATGCGTCGATGATCGCTTGCGGATCGGGCAGGTCCGGTGCGGGTAAGCCACCGGCGGTGGTTGGCGAAGAAAACGCGGTCACAATTGGCAGCAGGGAGAGCAACAGCAAGCGTCGCATGCGCAGTGGTCCTTTTTGAAGTGTAATGCAGAGTTGCGCAAGTTGATCTATTGATTCAACTTAATTGTGGACAATTGAGGTGTGACCTGCGGTCATTTCGTGGCGCGCTGATGGCCGCGCAGAGCAGTTGACTCGATGAGGTTGGCTACTCTTACCGCTCAAAGCGACGGAAGGAAAAACACTCCAATGGCTTCATTGTTTGAGAGCCCGGCATCACCGCCGATGTTGCTCCGATCCGACAGAACTCCCGCCTCGACGCGGGCGGCCGGATCAAATCCGGTATCGGTTGGGGGTAGGGGCGGCGGGTCGATGCCCATGGGATCACCGGGGCCGGGTTCACTGCTTGCCGGGGCTCGGCAAGTGAACCGGTCCAACGGCGCGCTGCCTGGTTTGCCGCCCGGTCGATCCGAGCCGTTGTTTCAGAATGCCGGGCGCGATCTCGGCCGGCCGCTTGGGTTCAGCCGCCGCATCCCCGTGATGCCGCCGCCGCCGCGATTTTTCGACGGCCTTTCGGATTTGCTCGGCCTTGAGCGGCAACCAAGTCCTTTGCGATCCCCGGCACCGAGCCTGCCGACCAGCGCCGACGGATTGCCGGACACACCGGCGTCCAGAAATACGCAGCTTGCGGAGAGTCCGGTTGCCGACAAGCCGTTCGAGCGCATCGACGGGAAGTTGGATCGTGCCGCGGTTCTGAATCCCGGCCCTCCGACAACGAAACCGGTCGACGAATTCGATATGTATCGCAAACTCGATTTCGATCCGTCTGGGGCGTCTCGAAACACTGCACTGTTGGGTGTCTTGCCAAGTACACGTTCAATTTTATCAGCAGCGGAGGAAGCGCGCTTAGCGTCTAGAAAAAGGTTTCCGAATCTCAAACGTCTGCATAACAATGATGGCGACGCATATCGTCATGCGTTATTCAGCTATAAGCTGACAAAAATGATTGGCGCATTTCATGCCAAACGATTCCTGGATGGGCACGAAATTTCCAATCGCAACGCCGATCCAGGTGAGCGATTGATGGATTTGTTCAACAACAATGTTGGGCGTCGGCTGGCAATGGACCCGAAAAACCGAAATCGTGCCGACGACGAGGTTGTGATGGAGGCATTCCGTCGTGGCGAATTACAGACGGAGGTCTTTAAGATGCTTCCATCACCCTCTGGTACGCTTCGTCGTCAACATTCTCCGTTTGGCGGTTCGATCATCCGCGAGTGAGATATCTATGTTGCGTCGCCGACCTCTCGTAACATTCTTTGTCGTTTGTATTTTGGTCAATATTGGCATCGTCGCGCTGCCCTGCGAGACATTCGGCGTCAAATTCACCAACACCGAGCGCGAGCCGGTTTTCGTTCGGATTTCTCTCGACAACATCGACCGTTTTCCGGCTCGAGACGTGATCTGGTCAGGGACGGTGGTGGGTGGGGCCACTGAATTCGTCTCGACGTCCGAGACCATACGCGGAGACGGCTTTACCTACGAATTTTACTATCCGGCTGCCGGTCAAGTGGAATGGAGCAACCAAGGGTGGGCCATGTTTCCATTTTTCCCGAAGTTTAGCGGTCCATTCGACGTGCGCTTATCTTTACAGGGACCAAAAGATGCGACGCGTTACAAACACCCGTTCATCGATGCATTTGACTCCGACTTTTGGAAATCCTTCGCCGTATTGGGCGTGTGGTACTACCGAGATGTGAAGTGTCTCGACTGTTTCTTTCTGCGCCGGTTCCGCGATTGATCGGCACGACGGATAACCGGTCGGCCGTTGGGATATCCGCCACAAACCGGCCCCTTTCGACCCCTAGTTCAAAAAAGCCCGGACAAGCCCACGTTCAAACGGGCCCCGGCTGACCGCGGGAAAGACCGCCGCCGCGCGGGCGTAAAGCGCAGGATCGGGTCCGTCCGGCCGCTCCTGCCTCCGGCATCGCCGGCGGCAGGGGCGGCCGACCCCAGGGCGGGCAACCCCTCCGAACGCGCAACCTTTCTTGCAACAGTTTGGAGGACCTCATGTCCAACGACGTTATCGTCGCACGCAGTCAGGCCTATACCGACAGCGTGCAACTCCTCCTGCAGCAGCGCGGCTCGCGGTTCCGGGCGGCGGTGATGGAGGGGCACTATCGCGGCAAGGCCGCCAAGGCGGTGGAGCAGATCGGCGCGGTCAGCGCGCAGAAACGCACCACCCGGCATGGCGACACGCCGCTCATCGAAACGCCACATGCGGCGCGCTGGGTCTATCCCACCCATTACGAATGGGCCGACCTGATCGACGATCAGGACAAGCTGGAAACCATCGTCGAGCTGACCAGCCCCTATTCGATCAACGGGGCGGCGGCGATGAGCCGGGCCATCGACGACGAGATCGTGCCCGCCTTCTTCGGCGATTCCCGCACCGGCGAGAACGGTGCCGCCAGCACCGTCTTCGACACCAACCAGGTGGTGGCGGTCGACGAGGGGGCGACCGGGGCGACCGGCCTGAACGTGGCCAAGCTGCGGGCGGCGAAGAAACTGCTTATGGCCAACGAGGTCGATATCGACAACGACCCGCTCTATGTCGCGCTCACGGCGGAACAGCATGACGACATGCTGAACGAGATCCAGGCCGTCTCGCTCGACTTCAACACCAAGCCGGTGTTGGTCGACGGGCGGATCACCGCCTTCATGGGCTTCAACTTCGTCCACTCGGAACGGCTCGACGTCGACGGCGGCGGCAACCGGCGCTGCCCGGCCTGGGCCAAGTCCGGCATGCATCTCGGCGTCTGGAACGACATCGAGGGGCGCGTCACCGAACGCGACGACAAGTCCTTCGCGACCCAGGTCTACGTCAAGGGCACCTTCGGGGCGACCCGGGCCGAGGAAGGCAAGGTCGTCGAAATCAAATGCGACGAAAGCTAAGGAGGGCTGATCCATGGCAGTGGTAAGCACGAAGTCTTCGCTGGTTCAGAACTTCGAAGCGAAGCCGAACCAGTTCAATCCCGCGGCGCTTCTCTATGGGCGGCGCCGGGGCATCGTCGGCACGGTCGCCGTCGCGGCGAGCGATGACGACGGGTCGACCTACGTTCTCGCGCCGGTCCGGTCGTCGTGGACGATTCCGTCGATCCGTCTCTACAACGACGCGATCACCGGCGGCACCGG